AGCACCTTGTTTCTTTAATGCTTGATGTCTATGATTGCCATCAATCATAGTGCCATTTTTATGAACTACAATTAGAGGAGCATTATTCAAATCACTTTTAGCCATATTATCTATCTTATTTTGATCTCCTTCCCAACCATCTGCTGGTGCCACAGAGTCTATAGGAATAGTTTTTAATTTAAAAATTTTATTTTGACCTACCCAGCCAAGCCAATCTGGATGATGCTTCTTTTTCATAGCCTTTTCTAAGTATGCTAACATTTGATCTAGTGTCATGGTATTCATTATTCCCCAGGCCTCCCTGAACCAAAGTTTAATCTACTAAACTCTAATCTGTCAATAATTTTTAATGCACTTCCCATTCTGTCTACTGCAACAAATCCTTCCTCTGCTGTAACCTCAAATCCATTTTCTGTTTCTTTAAATGTAGGCATCTGCCTGATTGTTTCTAATTTTTGCACTATTAAATTTTTTGCACCAATTAGTTTAGTATATAAATCATATACACCCACAATACTGTTTACATGCTCTTTTAGAAATTTAACACCATCAACTAAAATTTTTCTATACTCGTCCTGCTTCTTTTCGGTTTTATATCCATCTATCTTTTTTTCCATACGAGCAATATAACTTTGTGTAAACTGACTAGCAAATTTGGCAGGGTCTTGTTCTATATAACCGTCTCTGATATTGCTGTTTACATGTGCTTTTAAATATTGTATAAAATCTTTACCTATAATATCAGAACCTTTGTTTATCCAGTTAAACATTGGCTTGCCTATTTTTGTAAGATAATTGTTAGCATCTGTAATTGCTTTAACCATATCAACACTTTCCTGCTCTGTAAGTGTTACAGTACCACTTAAATCTTTAATTGTTGCATCTCTGAACCATATATCTTTGTTTTTAGTAAGTTCATTACTATTGTAACCAAATTTTGCAGTAGTGTCTGCTAGGGTAGGTCCTCCTACATATTCTGTATGGAATACTATACCTATTTCTGCTTGTTGTATTTGTTTTGCTATGTCACTTTTTTTAGGTACTGCATATAATAGTGTATTTGGTTTAAAGTAAACTACTTCATCTCCATCTATTTTACCTGTTTGTACAGTATCTTTTTTAAATAACATATCACCTTGCACCACTGTATTAATATTTAATTTTGATAAATGCTTTAATGCTACTTTTAAAATATCCTGTAAACCGCTGTCAGGATGATTTTCTTCTATATCTTTATCTGTAAAATTAATTTTAGGCTTTTGTGCAAATACTCCTTTAGTACCTACAAAAAATTTTCCTGATTCAGGGTCTCTGCCACAAACTATTGCTGGTGCACCGTCCCATTTTGTTGTCATGCTTATTGATGTGTTAGAACTGCCTTCCAGCATTTCGTGTAAACTGTGAAGATAATCAACTGCTTCTTTGGCTCCTTCATATCCTTTATTAAATATGTTATCTTCCAGATGCTCTAAGTGAGTGTTTTTTCCTACTGCCTCTAATAAAATATTTCTTATAATATTTTTATGTAAATCTGTATATTTCATTATTATTGCGAGTTAGCCCAATCTTCTATATCTTTTCTAAGGTTGTTTTCTAACATTTCTTCATATTGTTTTGCTGTTAATACACTCTCAATATTGATATCGAATCCATTTACAGGATTATCTTTTGTTTTAAGCCATAGATATTTACCATTAGAAACATCTGTACCTTTAGACAATTCTTCATTTCTTTTAGCACCTGCTATAACACCAGCCATCCATCCAGATTTTCTAGTATTTCGTCCTGCTAAAAAGTACACAGTATCGCCCACTTTTAATACTGGTTTTGGAATATTAGGCTGTTCATCAGTTTCATCATCTAGTTCTTCTACTTTTTTCTTTAAAACATTAAGATCAAACAGGCGTGATGCATCTATAACAATCATACCAAATCTATTTAAAATATTATGTCTTGTTCCTGGTCCTTTGTCGTATATTGAAGTACCAGTTTTTTGATCTATTATTTTACCTGTTTTCCATGATTTTCCACTTAGTTCTTTATATGCATCTTGCATTACCATATAATCTTGTCTTTTTGCAGGTTGTGGTGTAGGACTTGTGTTCGTATGATATGATAAATTATATTTTATTAAAACTAAATAATCTGTCAATTCAAATCCATGCATTTTTTTAAATTCTTCTCTATATTTTTGCTGATTTGGAAATAATTGACTTCCAAATCCAGCCAACTGATTTGTTTGCCTTCCACTGCCATCTATAGCAAAGCCTGGAGGTCCTTGAGGTTTTAATCTGCGTTTGTATTCAGTTAAATCTTGTACTAAAATTTCTGTTTGCTCTGTAGGATTCATCATTACAATTATAACACGTTTGATGTTTCCTTTTGAATCTTCGTATTCTACTACATCGCCTTCTTTAAAATTAACCGTTACAAAATCTTTTATTTCATTTTGTAGCCTGTATATATTATCACCATATATTTTCCATTTAAATTTTTCAGGATACTGGTTTTTAGGTTTAGGTCTAAATTGTTCGTCTCCATTGCCATATTTTTCTACAAATTCATCTGCAAGGTTGTCAAGAAAATTTTTCATATCAACAAATCCTTTTTTCTGTGATTCTTTCCAGGTTGGTAGTAGACTTACAAATGAATTTGGATTTGTTTTATCAAATAATAAGCCATCAGGATCATGCAGGTTTCCATATAATTTTTTATTAAATTCATTTTGCACAAACTTTTTCAAATATGATCCAGTAACCTCTCCAACTACACCAAATAATTTCCCTAATGCGTTTAAATTTGGATCATTTTGGAACCTCATGCCTTTATTTGTGTAGGTTGCTAGTTTAAAAGGACCATATTTAAATAATCTATTCCAGAAACTTTTCTTATCGGTAGCCAATTCAGTTTTGCCATCTGGATTTTTACCTTTAACAGCCATTAATAATTCGTGTTCTCTAGATCCTTTGTCAATTGGTCTGTTATCAGCATCTACCCAATATGCATCATTTTGAGTAATTTTATATGTAAATTGTATAGGTTTTCCTTTACTGTCTTTAAAATCAGGAAGTTGTGCTTTATCGCCATTTTTTAAAGGCTTGTCGCCACTGCTTTGCTCTTCTACCTCTGCTTGAGTTCTAGCATCATTTTCCAGTCTGTGATTTAATAAAAATGTTGCTGTTCTTTTTCCTTCTTCAGTAAAGCCACTAAAATTCATTAGTTTTTTAAATGTTAGAGGATCTGTGCCTGGTGTAACTTGTATAAGCATTCCATCACCTGCTATCCTGTACCATGAACCAGAAATCTCTTCACTACTTTTAACTAGACCACTTTCCACCCATTTTCTCAAAATACTTTCACTTGGCATACTATCAGGTGTACTAATAAATTCAATTTTTTTAGTTGTAGGATTTATTTGCGTATCTTTAGGAAAACATGTTAAGTAAAAGTTTTTTTGCTCTTCCCAAAATTGTGGTGTACCATATTTTGCACCTATCCATATGTGTCTATTATCAGTCTGATCAAGAGTCCCTCTGGTATCTATGCCTATAAAGAAAAACTTTTGTACTATATCATCTAAGGGTCCAGTTCGTGAGTCCCTGTAACCTAAAAAATATCTATTAGGTATAGAACTAACTTCCATACAGGGTGCTGTTGCCCATTTAGGTACTTGTTTTTGTAATAGGGTAATAATCTCTAAAATTTCAGGTTTTAAGGCTTTAGGATCCTTAAGAACGTCAGAAAGTTCTTCGCCTGGAGATTCTTTTAGTATGGGTTTTACAAAATCATTTAGAAGCATCTTTAGGTTCTCTCTGAGATTCTTTTATTAATTTAGTAATACCTCTGGAGAACTTTTTAACATCTTTGCCTTTTATACTGTTTACAAGTCTGTTTTTAAGATCTTTTGCAGTAGATTCATCATAATGTTCCTCTATTTGCTCTATTAAATTTATAGCACTATTGATAACATGTTCCCCTCTGTTAGAGACCACATGATTTCTATCTCTATCAACAGAAATTTGATTAAGTTCCTCTAATATACTACGGGTTTTTTTCACATCATCTCCAGAAAATATTATCTATAATGCTATTTATCATTATAAGTCAGTTTTCTTCAAGAACTCTCGCATGTTCATGGTTTGTTCTATAGTACTTGTTTGCTCTGGTTCCTCTGTTTTAATTGAATTACTACGTTTTAGTTGATCAACTAAATTGTTTGTAGTTACAGTCATTGCATCATCTTCATCTTCGCCTAAATCTTCTATTCTTAATGTATCAGGATCAAAACTGAGATCTACCTTTGTGCCTACACCACTACTACTTCTAGTTTTCATAAACTGTATCTGATATCTGCCTTTTTCTCGCATAGCATTACTAGTAAAAATACCCACAACATTATCTGCTGTTTGCACTTTACTGATACCACCTGCTATGTGATGATGATCAAACTCTATTTCTTCTACTGCGCCTCTGTTTAACTGCGAGGCAGTAACAAAAAGCAAGTCTCTTTCTACTGCTAAGTTACGCAACTCCTCAGATACATACTTGTCTTTTATAAATAAATCGCCACCACTTACACGTTGGCTAATAGGCATCATTAAATCCAGATAATCAACAAGTAAACAATCTACTTTTTCACCACATGCTATTTCATATTCACGTAAAAATGTTCTTATATCATTTGCATTTACGCCATTTGGCATTTGTTTTACTCTTAGTCTACCGGCGCCTTTAGATTTCATACGCACTTTTAAATCTACATCATCAATATTTTTCATTATTTCTTTAGTGCCAAAGCCACTTACCATGGCATCAAGACGCATACTAATTAACTGCTCACTTAACTCTAAACTTATATATACAACATTGTAACCTGCTTGTACCCAATTTACTGCAAAGTTCTGTAAGAATAAACTTTTACCTGCACCACTACCACCAGCAAAGATTGTCATTTCACCTCTGTTTAGGCCTCCATACAGTTTCTGATCTATGCCTTTCCAGCCTGTGCTAACTGCACCTGCTTGTTTCTTTATCCATTCCAATCTCTC